CCTCAAGTCTCCACCAGACATGGTGATGCAAGGTGGGTACCCTGTACCTGCTAAGCATAAGTTTGTCATTACACCAAAGATTCACCAATCTTTGGGTAGTGTGTCCTAAGTAAAGCGATTGGTATGAGACACGAAAGTGGTCGTCAAACCGGGAAACTGTGGGTTCTAGGAGCGTTGAATGAATTCATGTGAATTCAGCCAACTTCTAGTACACAGACCTTCCAATCTGTATAGCTGATTCCTCCCTACCAAACTGATAATTGGTTCAGTTAAGGGACAGATGCTATACAGCTGGTCTTCGTGACCAGTTAAGGGGAGACGGGGGACTCATGTCAACCGTAGAACTAATAGTACATAACTACTTTGTAGCCTTGTAAGGCGACCTGCAGCCCGAACACCGAGGTGTTTGGAAACTGAAGGTTAAATAGCTATTTGCGTACGTTACTTCTTGGATGATGGATATACTTCTTGAAAACAGCTGAAATGCTGAGTGGATAGAAGCGTTATTAGTGCTTCTATGAAGTACGCTCCTTGGAGTCTTGCAATGAAAGCGAAGGACCCAGCGTAAATGTGAAGTTTGTGACTTCCATTCGAGTTAGAAGGCTCGACATTTACCTCCTGGATACCCGTGGACAGAGTGATTCTCTTCTGAGTTTATTAATAGAACCCAGCTGATTAATTAAGCTGGGACTAATAACTAAGAGAGTAGTGGAGAGGGTGACCTCAAACCTACTTTTAAATCATTTCACCGTAACCTCTGGCTCCGATCCTACATATAGATTTTTAAAATGTTTAATTTCAAAAATTGAAACAGCATCGATTTCGATGCTTTGATGCAGAGTCGAAAACAGTTATTTAACGGTCTAGTCAGATCTAAATCTGGCTTAGGATTAATCAATTGGTTTCTTTCAACCTACCGATTAATCTGAGCAAAGGCACCAACAAAGAAAAGAGTTTCCGTTCTCCGTACATTCGCACGTAGTGTTTATTTACTTTCTAAGAAGAATCGTAGTAAGAATAGACTTAATGGGGTAGTAATACCCGATTCCTATTCTGAGACGTTCCTAATTAAGTATCTAAAAACTGCGTCCGTAATGCTACAACAATATGCTGCGAAGAATAAAGAAAGATGTTCTTCAAGGGATATTGGTGCTATCGCTGTTTCAGCCACAAGAGCTGGTTTACCCCGTATAATTCCTTCGTCTGAAAGGGTTAAGATCCGAAAAGGATGTCGTTTGACTATATCCTTCTGGCTTTCCTTACTTAACATGTATCGGATTCTCCAATGTGCTTATAAATACGAAGGTATGTATAACACAATCTGGAAACCCGGTACAGGTTGAGTCTTGACGGAGGAATGTATCCATTACATTAGCTTGTTTTGAAGCCATCTAGACAAGCGTGTAAAGAATACGGATCCAGTTTTGCCTGAATTCAAACCATACCTAACTACTAAGAGTTCTACTCATAGTAGACCTGCTACATCCATCTTGGGATTTATCAGGTTTGTCCACTCGTTTAGATTAACGATGTGGAGATATAAGGACGGTTTAGAGCAGGCTGTGCTTCAGGCTAAATTAGAGTTTAAAAGTCTTCCCTCAGAGCTTCGTGCTAAGAAGGTATATAAGACTCTCTATTCTAGCCAAGTCGTTACCTCGACTTACACATGATTGAAAGCGTACAGGTCTTTACTTAAGGCCAATGTACCTGCTTTCTTGCCTATGATAGATTCTTTCGATGAAAAGAAAACGCCCTATTCATTAGTGCGTTTCGTTTCTGATCTTAAGAGTCCTTCAGCGGCTATCATGCGCTGATACAAAACTTGAAAGCTCCCAAATTTCCGTTTTAACTTCTTAAAACATTACATTCGTGTAACGTGTTCGGAGGTTTATGGAAAGTTGAAAGCTCTTGAGGAACCAGCTGGTAAGTTGAGAATCATAGCTATTGTGGACCCTCTGACTCAATACGTATTGCGCCCCCTGGATACGTGGGTATCTAACATTGTTAGACAACTACCCCAGGACGGTAAGTACGATCAGGAAGCACCTTTAGTGCGTCTCTGAAATACGGTTAAGTCTAAGGGAATCAAATTTGTAGGTTCAGTCGACATGTCTGCAGCTACCGATCGTTTACCGGTTGCTCTGCAAGAGGCTATCCTGGCTTACAAATTTGGTCCAAAATATGCGAAAGATTGGCGTGATATCCTAGTGGGTCGTTACTATTATGTAATGGGTCAAGGGGATATCAAGCATATGTTTAAATATGCTGTCGGACAACCTATGGGTGCTCTGTCATCCTGGACAATGCTTGATCTTACTCATCATTTCATGTGGCAGTGAGCTGCATGAAGGAGCAGAGAGGTCCCTGAATCATCATGATTCGAGGATTACTCTGTACTAGGAGATGATTCGAATAGTGTAAACCAACACATAGTGGAGGAATACATGAAAATCTGTGCTGAGTTAGGGGTTGGAATTAATAAATTCAAATCCCTATTTTCTCAAAACGGATCTTTCGAGTTTGCCAAGCGTTTCTGGAATTGACAAGGAGATTGCTCACCTGTCTCTTTGAAGGAACTTCTGGTTTCATCAATCAATGTCGGGGTACTTTCTAACTGACCACGGAAACGTGGGATCAGAATTGCCGATCTCCTATCAATTGTAGGTTATCGTCATAAGACAGTATCTCGTATGAATGGTGCTTTCCATAAGTTGCCTAAGAAGTGTCAAAATCTTCTTGTCATGATCACATCACCCTGGGGATCTTACCCTGCGAAATCATTTTTCGATTGGATAAGCCTTAACGGGCTATGTTCAAAGAGAGTGGTGGACCACCGTAAGGTCATAGCTATTATTCTTGACCTTC